GAGAACCAAAAGGCAATCGACGCCGCCGTTGCAAAAGCATTGGCGAACCAAGCCCCCAAAGCCGAGGCAGACAAAGCCAAAGCCGCAAAAACCGAGGGCGGAAAGTAACCGAATTATAAACTAATAATCAAAGGGTAAGATTATGTCATTAACAAGCGAAGTATTAAAGGCAAATGCGGCATTAGCCGGATTAACCGACGAACAAATTGCGGCAATTACCACATTGTCGGCGAACGACGAAAATAGCGTTATAGCGAAAAAGACGGGCGAAATTTACGGCGGATTGGATGCGGATATTTTGGAAGTATCCGGCATTGCCAAGAACGGAACCGAAAAAACGTTTGATTACGCAAAACGTGTGTTGTCGGAGTTTAAAACCAAAGTAGAGGGCGCAACCGGGTTGCAATCCCAAATCGACAGTCTTACGAAAGAAAAGGCACGTTTGGAAAAGGCGATTGCGGACGGGTCAACCGATGCCGAAACGAAAAAGGCATTGAAGCAAGCACAAACCGACCTTACGGCGGTAACAAACCAATTCAACGAGTTAAAAACCAAATACGACCAAGCCGAACAAACATACCAAACGGAGTTGTTCGGCATTCGTATTGAGGGCGCATTGCAGGGAGCAACCGCCGGATTGAAGTTTAAGGCGGGATTGCCGGAAAGCGCAACAAAGGTTCTGTTAGACCAAGCCGTTGCGAAAATTAAGGCAATGAACCCCGAATTTATCGACGACGGCAACGGCAGTAAGATGTTGGCGTTTAAGGATTCGACCGGGGCAATTATGCGTAACCCGAACAATCAATTGAACCCATACACCCCCGGCGACCTTTTGGCAAAGGAATTGGAAACAATGGGCGTGTTGGATAAGGGACGCCAAGCGGCGGGCGGCGGTACTAATCCCCCGGCGGGCGGTGGTTCCGGTTCCGGTGGTGGTTCCGGCACAATTGATATTTCCGGCGTTAAAACGAGGGTTGAAGCATACGACGCCATAGCGGGAAACCTTATGGCGCAAGGTTTAACCGTCGGTTCGGAGAAATTCGACGCCGCAATGAAACAGGCATGGCAGGACAATAATATTGCCGCCTTACCGGAGAAATAAACAACACGGGTAAAGGGTCAACCCGAAATTCAATAACAATTAAAACTTTAAAGTATGTCATTAGTAGCAACAAGATTGCAGAATTGGCGGATTGAGAACCCGGAATTAGACCGGAATATGACCCGCCCGTGCGAATATGGCGCATTGGATTTTTTCATAGAGCAAACCAATGCCGCCAATTCGATTATTAACCCGAATTTGCGCGACCGTGCGTTTGCGTCGATTGGTAACACGGTGCAAGTGCCCGTTATCAATTACGACGAAAACGTACAGGTTAGTAACGTTCGGTCGTGTGTTATTGCAGACGATGAAAATACGTCTGCATTGGTAACGGTCGTTTGGGCGACTTACGCCATTGGCTTTACAATGGTTCCCGCAATGTACATGAACAACGAAATTTCGTATCAGCATGACTTTTTGCGGAAAATGGAGAAAACGACCCGTGCGTTGGCAAACACGTTGGATGCCGGGGCGGTTGCCGCATTGGAAGCCAACAAAACGCAGGTTTTCAAAACCCTGCTTAACTACACGCAGACGGGGAACGTTATCGAAGTGCCAACCCAAATGGCAACGGAAATTCTGGGCGACATTAACCCGATTATGCGGGCAAACTGTTACCCGGAATATATCCACGTTATCGGTAATGCCGGTATTGACGCCCTTATCCGTAAGTTGGCGCAACACGGCATTTACAACGACGTAAACAAGCGCATGGAGTACGACAACAAGGTTATCCACTACACGAACAACGTAGCGGATGAATCCGGCAAAATGGGAACAATGTTTGCCGTTGCCGACGGTAACGTTGGTATCCTTACCCGTGTTGACCGTGAGGCATTGCGCCGCACCCGTGCGAATTTCCACGAATGGGACGTTGTACGTTTGCCGTACATTGATTTGCCCGTTGGTTCGCATTATTACACGGCGGTTGGCGACCAATCAGCAATCGCAGGGGATGCAACGGCGGATTTGACTTGCGCCGTTAAGGAGTATTTCGGATTTTCGGTTGACGTGGCGTATATGGTAGCTTACAACAGCAACCCGACGACCATTGCAAACCCGATTATCAAAGCCGAGATTGCCGCACGCAACCCGAACAAACCGATGGGAATGCCTGTTTACGTTACGAACGCCGGGGAATTTCCCGCCGGGGCGTAAGTAAGCCGCAATTGTTTAATCAAAAGGGGGGCGGGGATACAAAACCCCCGTTCCCCTTTTTAATTTAACGCAGTATGTACCGGATTAAAGAGATACAAGATAAATTATTGCACGTTGTCGGTTGGGAACAATCGTACAATCCCGCCGCCGCTATATCCGAGGAATTGACCCAAACGGAAAGCGGTTTATATTTTCAAGGGGCGCACCCCCTTATGACGTTGGAAAACATGGCGGCAATAGTACCGGACAATTGGGGGTATCAATACCCGGATTGGAACGATACAAAGGAATGGAAAGCCGGAACCGTGGTACATTATGCCAACGATGCGTCCGGGAACAAAAAGTATTGGCGGGCGAAAGTCGATAACGTCGCCGAGGTTCCCGCCGACGATTCGGCATTTTGGGAGCCGTACAACATTCTATCCGATTATTTGGAGCGTTTGACCCGCAACGGAATATCCACGACGGTACAAACGTTTACGCAAATAAAGTCGTTGGATAAAGAAACAAAGAACCTTTTGGAGCGTCGCCCGTTCTTTGACGGTGCGGGACGTATCCGGGCGACCGTTTCCAATACACATAAATTGGTAGGCTTTGAAATTGTCCCGGTGCGGGCAATGGGAGTTACCGCCCAAATAAACCGGATAGGCTTACAAATGACAGGGGCGACCGGAACCGTGAAAATGTATTTGTTCCATAGTTCACAGATTGACCCGATAAAGACGTTTGATTTGGAATTTACCGTTACCAACGGCGGGTTCCAATGGTTCAATCTTACGGATTGTTATTTGCCGTATATCAGCGATGCCAACAACGCCGGGGGTGCGTGGTTCCTTTGTTACAACCAAGACGAATTACCCGCCGGGATGCAGGCAATAAACATGACGAAAGATTGGAGTAACGAACCATGCGGAACGTGTACGGGTTATGGCAATATTGAGGCATGGCGGCAAATTACCAAGTATTTACAGGTATCCCCGTTTATGATGAACGCCCCGGAAACGTTCGACGAATACCCGGAGTTGTGGGATATTGCACATACGATGTACACGAATACCCAAAATTACGGGTTGAATTGCGAAATAACCGTTGGTTGCGACCTAACGGATTTTATCGTTGAACAACGGGCGATATTCCAAACCGTTATTCAACGCCAAGTCGCCGCAATCGCTTTACGGACTTTGGCAATGAATCCCGACGTAAGGGTAAACCGTAACCAATCCAATGCGTCCAAAATGGAAATATTATACGAGTTGGACGGCAACGTTGAGGGTCGCCCCGGCGGTTTGGGTTATGACCTTAAAAAAGCATACGAGGCGTTGCGATTGGATACGCAGGGTATCGACCGCATTTGTTTGAGTTGCAACAACCGTGGCGTTAAGTACCGGACAACATAATTGGCACAATGGCGGGTTTGGCTTCAATAGAGGAATTACGACACCGGGTTAATGAATTTAATACCGGGATTGTATCCGGTAAGTTTATCCGGGACGCAATCGACGACGGGGAAACGACGGCGTTTATTATCGACGCCAACGCCGAGGAACAATTATTTGAACAGGGTATTAACCGTTTGGGCGTTGACATTATGGATTATGCGCCGTATAGTCCCCTAACCATACAGATAAAACAGGAGAAAGGGCAACCAACCAACCGGGTAACGTTACGGGATGAGGGAGATTTTGAAAGTAGCTTTTATTTGGAGGTTGGCGACACCCAATTTGAAATAAAGGCGGGCGATTGGAAAACGGAAGATTTGATAAAAAAATACGGGCGGCAAATATTGGGATTAACCGACGAAAATATTGCGACGTTGATTTGGCAATATATGTACCCGGAGTTACTAACAAAAGCAAAAACGGTTATTTATGGCAATAAATAGAGTACCAACCATTGCAAACCCGGAATTGTTCGACCGGGTTATTGCAGACATTCAAAAGGGGTTAGCCGACAATTTGGGTTGGCTAACCCGGTCGTTTGGTAGGGCGGAACGATTGGTTAAGATTATCGGCGGCAAACGCTATTATACGCCCAATGTATATGCCGGGGGGAATGAGTATTTACCCGTATCCCCGGACGCCAAATTGGGTAACTTTTCGTTCTTTGTATTGGACGACCCGCAAACCGTCGATTGGTTGCCAAATATCCAATCGGATTGGAAAACCCCGTTTTCCGTTATCTTTTGGTTTGATATGCGAACAATAACCAACGATGCCAACAACCGCAATATTGAAAAAGTGAAAGCCGAGATATTGCACGTATTGAACGGCGGGTTTTGGTTGCGTTCCGGGGGCATAACGATAAACCGAGTATATGAACGGGCGGAAAACATATACAAGGGGTTCACGTTGGACGAAGTGGATAACCAATTTTTAATGCACCCTTACGCCGGATTGCGGTTTGAGGGCATTATGAGTATTCAACAACCATGTTTATAATTGAGATATGATACAATTTGCATTTTATACCGCCGTGGTCGCTTTGGTTGCGGCGTTCGGTTTGACCCTGTTAAAAAAATGGGGCGTCGTTGAGTGGGTGCAAGTCCACGGCAACGACTTTTTCACAAAGATGTTCAATTGCGATTTTTGTTTGTCATTTTGGGCGGGCGTCGTTTTGGCTATCTTTGTAACAGTCATTGCCGGGAACCCTGTATTGTTGTTGGTTCCCATTTGTTCAACCATGATAACCCGGATATTGTTATGAAAAAAACAACGATAGGTAAACACACAGTCGAGATATACGACGCAATAGACGATTTGCCGATGTTGCGTTTTCATAAGTTCAATAAAATGCTGTTAGTTGACGCCGGGGTTGGTTCCGACCTTGCAGAGTTCGACACGCATATTGAAAAGGCAATCCGATATTTGCGTAGCAAGAACCCGGAGTTGGCGGAAAAGGAATTGGATAATATGCGGCAAAACGTGTATTTCATTCAATCCGGTATCAGTCCAAAGCATTTAGCGTTTTGCGTATTGGTTAAGTCCGTGGACGGCGTGGAACAAAACGACCTATCCGACGACGGATTGCAAAAGTTGTTGGATATGTTCGCCGAGGTTCCGCATACAGAAATGACCGCCCAATTGGAAGCGGTCAAAAAAAAAATAGACGATGAGTTGCGGTTGTATTTCCCAAAGTCATTTGACGACGCAAGCGTAAAGGAGTATTTCGACGAATTGAAACGCCGCACGTTGTTAATGTTAGACCAAATAATTGACGGGGATACAACCGACCGCCGGGCGGAAATTGAGCGAATAACAACCGATATGTTGTTATATAACAAACCCCAATCGTTTAACGGGTCGGATAGTATGGAAATTCAGTACGACAAACAGTTTGAAAATATGTGTTTGACAATTTCCCAACATTTGCATACCGACCCCAAACGATACACGGTTTTAGAGTATTACAACGCTTTTGAACGTATAAAAGATATGTTCAAACCAAAGGGAAACCAAGGGGGGGCAAAATAAGCCCGTTTGCGGCTTTAAATTGTCCGGGCGGATTAATCCCACAGAAAAGGAAATAAAATTGAATAGCGGGCAAATTACCCGTAAATAACAACGAAATACATTGCGGAGTTATGGCAGACAATAACAACCCGATTAAATACAGCGATTTAGTAAAGCCGGATAGTAGTATTACCGACCTTATTAATCAGTTAGACCAATTATCCGACGCCTATATGAACACTCTTAAAAATATAAAGAGTGAAGCAATAACGGTTAAGGCGGCATTGGCGGGGGTATCCGGGGCAACCGAACAGGGGCGGACGTCTATACGGGGGGCGTCGTCGGATACCGACAAATTGACAAAGGCGGCACGGGAATTGGCGTTTGCCGAAAGCGAGAACGCAAAACGGTTGGCGGAATTGCGCCAAGCCCGTAAAGAGGCAAACGATATAACCAAGCTAACCCAACGTTTGAACCAATCCGCCGAGGGTTCATACAACAAGTTATCCGCCCAATATTCCCTAAACAAAATATACCTTAACAACATGACGGTTGAGGAAAGGGAGGCGACCGAGGCGGGGCGGCAATTGGTTGAGGAAACAAAAGCCATTTACGAGGAAATGAAGCGGTTACAGGCGGAAACGGGTAAAACGTCGTTAAACGTCGGTAATTACACGGATGCTGCAAAGGGATTAACAACCCAAATTGAGAACCAAACAAAACAATTGGCGTTGTTGCGTTTGGAGGGCAAACAGGGTTCCGCCGAATACCAACAATTAGCCAAAGAAACCGCCGTATTGCGGGATGCGATGCGAGACGCCACAAAGGAAATTAAAAACATGGCGTCGGATACGTCAACGTTGGATTCTGTATTGAGTTTGGCGGCGGGTGCGTCCGGGGGATTTGCGGCATATACCGGGGCAATGGAGTTGTTCGGGTCGGAAAGCGAGGAAGTACAGGAAGCGCAAAAGAAGTTACAGGCGGCAATTGCTATTACGACCGGGGTACAGGCGATACAAAACGCCGTACAAAAGCAATCCGCCCTTATGTTGGGTATATCCCGGATACAACAAGCCGCATTAACCAAAGCAAAGGTTTACGATAGGTTGGTTACAATGCAGGGAACAAAGGCGACGTTGGCGGCAACCGTGGCGCAAAAGGCGTTCAACCTTGTTGCGTCGGCTAACCCTTACGTCCTTTTGGCGATTGCTTTAATTACCGTTGTTGGGGCGTTGGTTGCCTTTTCGTCCGGGACGAAAGCCGCCGCCAAAAACCAAGAACGTTTGAACGCTTTACAAGGTGCGTATTTAGATACGTTGGAGTTGGAGAGCAACAAATTAGTTGAAGTTTCCAACGAACGGGTCAAAGCGATAGAACGGGAATTGCAGATTGCACAGGCACGCAACGCAAGTACCGCCGAAATACGAAAGATTGAGGACAGATTAGCGACCGAACGACGCCGGGCGCATAACGAACAAGTCGGATTTTACGGACAGGAAATAAAGGATTTGGATACCAATAAGGCAAAATTGGAACAATACCGTAAGTCCCTTATTAAACTGAATGAATTAAAAGCGCAAGGCAATAAAAAAATCGTTTGGGACGTCGAGTTGGACGGTAATATTGAAACGTACAAAGTTGACGACGCTATAAATATTGCACAGGCGAAAATAGATAATTACGGGCGCATGGTTAGTATTGCCGTTGACCTTAAAACAGAGGGCGACGACATTAATACAGCCGATGCCGTCCGAGCCGCCAAACGCCAACAGGAGCAAAAAGACGCCGTAAAAACCGAATTGGATTTATTGCGAAAAGCCGAGGACGCAAAAAACGCCCTTATCCAAAACAGTTACGACCGTCAACGCACAATCGCCAAAGCCGCCAACGCCCGGCAAATTGAGGACTTGCAATATCAGTTGAAAAACGATGCAAATTTAACGGCACGGGGACGGGCGGCGATTAACGCAACAATTGTTTCGTTACGTCAACAACTGACAAACGAATTGGTCGATATGGAAAACGCAGAACGGGCGCAAATCCTATCCGCTCGCCGTGTTACCGAGGACGCCGAAATTGCGTTAATGGTTGAGGGTTCCGCCAAACAGCGGGAACAATTACGCATACAGTCCGAACGCCAAATTGAGGACATACAAACCCGGTTGGATACTGAAAGGGGATTGACCGAACAGCAAACAACCGAATTGTTGGCACAACAAACGGCGGCACGTCAACAGTACGCAACGGATTTGGCGAAACTCAACGACCAAATCAATATCGACCAACTCAATAAGGAAGCCAATACAATACAATTGCGATTGGATGCCGTCCGGGAGGGTTCCGAGGAGGAAATAACTTTGCGTACCCAATTGTTAAACAAACAACGGGCATTGGAATTGGCACAAAACCGCCAAATCGCCGCCGAGTTAAGGCAGGACGAAAAGGATATAAACGCCAAATATGATGCCGAGATATTGAAGCAAACAACCGAGTTAGGACAACAACGGGCGTTAATGTTGTTCGACCAACAACAAGCGTTGGAGGCGTCGGAGTTTGATTTAATCCGCAATTCAGAGGAACGCAAAACCCGATTCCGTTTGCAACAAGAAAAGGAACGGTTGAAAAAGATTTTGGAGTTGAACAAAACCGCCGGGGTTAAATTGACCGAAACGGAGGTTGAAACCATTAAAAACACAATTGCCAAAATCGACCAAGAAATACAACAGAGCAAAGGCGACGAACGGGGTAAAGATATTTACGGACTGTTTGGGTTGAATTTGGACGACGACCAAAAGGAGGCAATAAATACGTCCGTATCGTTCGCAATGGAACAATTACAATCGTTTTTGGATGCAAAAGTTGCCGCCGCCGATGCCGCCGTTGCCGCCGCCGACAAAGAGGTTGACAGTTCAAAACGAGCATTGGACGCCGAATTGGAAGCACGGGCGAATGGGTATGCGTCAAGCGTCGTACAGGCGCAAAAGGATTTGGATTTGGCACGAAAAACGCAGGAAAAAGCGTTGAAAGACCAACAGAAAGCCCAAAAACAACAGGCGGCAATACAGACAATACAACAAATTGGCAACCTTGTAACGTCAACCGCTTTAATTTGGTCGCAATTGGGGTTCCCGTGGGCGATTCCCGCCATTGCGATAATGTGGGGTTCATTTGCCGCCGCTAAAATCAAAGCCGCCCAAATGACGAAAGCACAACAGGCGGAAAGTTACGGCGACGGTACGGTTGAATTGTTGGGCGGTGGTTCGCACCAATCCGGCAACGATGTTGATTTAGGAACCAAACCGAACGGAACCCGGAGGCGTGCCGAGGGCGGCGAGTTTTTCGCCGTTATCAATAAGCGCAATTCCCGCCGTTATCGTAAGTTGATACCGGACGTTATCGGAGCATTGAACCGGGGAACGTTTGAAAGCAAGTATTTGAACGCATATAGAGGGGCGGACGGCGTAACAATCAACGTTTCGCATAATAGCCCGGATATGCGAGATTTGCAAAACGACGTTCGGAAAATCCGGGAACAAAACGAAACCCGGTATTTTACCACGGCGGACGGTAAAACGGTAATGATTTACAAGAATTTGAAACGAATAATAAATTAAAAATGAACCCGATTTATAGGCATTATTTAAGCGGAGGCAATCAGACGGTTAGCGTATCCGATAATTTGAAAGTTGGGTATTATGACGGTACAACGGGGGTATATGTTCCAAACGCCCCCGGTTATCGTTGTGCGATATTCCCGGCAACATACGGCGATTATTATTTGCGGAATGGTTGGGCGCAACAAGCGGGCGCACGTATGTTGTGTTTGCAATCGGATACAACGGGCGGCGTATTGGCGTTGTCCTTATCCGGCACAATCGTTGCCCCGCAAGGAACCAAATTTATTGCCCTTAATTTTTTGATTGACGCCCGGATTACGGAACCGTATAACGTCCCGTTTACAATCCGACCAAACGAACAATTGCCGAACGGTACGACGGGCGATTGGGTCGCCGACCCAACAAGGGATATAACCGACCCAATACCCGTTGCGGGTGCAAGTGCATTCCGAATGTATGCAAGCGACGGTGGCAATGTTGTTGGAGGCGTACAAGTATATTCAACGCCCGGTTCCAATGCCAATGGCGTAACAGTTGGCGATTATAACAATTATATCCCGGAATTTATCTATACGCCAAAGGAGGGCGACGACCATTTTATTTATTGTTCCCGTCGTCCCGGCATAGATGTAAGCGGAACACTTAAAATAGAGGCAACGCCGATATATGAACCGTTGCCTATTCCCCCGGATGGTTGGCAATATTTTACGCTTACGGAATTAAACAACCTTACAATCGTGGGTTCCGTGTTTCGTGAAGTGTACCCAAAGTATAAAGACGATTTAAGCAAGGATTGGGAGTTGGAAAGTAACCAACGGTTTTACCGGGCGAAATTGTCCGGTAAATTGTCGTTTATTCGGGACGATTACAATTATATTGCCGGGCAACCATTCGACACGGAATTTATATACAGGATTGAACAAAGCGACGACGGCGGTATTTCATATTTTCCATACTTTACGGGTAAGTTTATGAAAACGGATTGCGAATTTAACCAAGACGACCAAAAAATAACGGTTCAACCGGACGCATACGACCAATATAACGATACGTTGGCGGGATTGGAAAAGGAGTATAATTTGATTGAGTTAGCCCCGGAGATTGTCCCAATGAAGTTGCAACGCCGCCCGCTTATCCAAATATATATTCCCGGCGATACGGTCGTTTCCTGTTTTTTGGGTGGTAACTATTGGGAACAGGACGCAAACGCAACCACGAATAAAAGCGATTTAGTGAATAAGTATTATTTCGCTTTGGATACCATGTTGAAAGAAGTTAATATAACCGTAAACGGTGCGCCGTCCGATGCGTCCGGGTTATATGGCGGGCGTATGACTTTCCAAAGTAACAATAACAATTGGACGGGGACAATTTATAAGGGAGATAGTAAATATCAATTAGTATTGACGCAAACCCAACAGGGGTTGCCGTGGATGTATGTTGCAACGGTTGAGTTACGCAGAACCGCCGACCAAGTAGTTTTATTTCGTTATCAGAAAACAACACAGGGCGATTTTGATAATTTGGACTTTACAATGAACGCCGTCGGAGGTGGAGCGACCGGAACCGCCACGGCGGAAATGGCAACATACAACGTGTTTGCCCGGTATGTTACAGACAATTACCAACCCGCAGGGTCAAGCGTTCACGCATACGAAATACCGACGGATGATATTGTTGAGGACAACCGCAATTATCGTTATGCAATTGGGTACGCTTTTGGCGTGGCTTATTTGTCAAACCAATATTCCAATACGCCGACACAATGGGGTATCCGGGACGACGGAACGTATTTTGTTCCGCCTTATACGATTTGGGGGCAACAATTTTTCCCAATTGCCCGGTCAACGTGGCGGTATGCGTCCATTTGGTTTGGTTTTTCGACGCTTGATTGGATAACGGAGCGACAATGGCGGCAACCATATACGTTGCGGGATACAAACCCGTTGTCGTCGGTTATATCAGTTTTGCTGAAACAATTTGCGCCGGGTATTACCCACGAAGCGACGGAGGAATACAGCCGTTTTTTATACGGAGCGTCGCAACCAATCGGATATTATCGGTTTACTTTGATGTTGTCGCAAAAATCCAACGTCTTAAAAGGCGATTACGACCGACCTGCACAAAAAGCCCCGATAACCTTACAACAGGTTACAAATATGTTGCGAGATTGTTTCCGGGCGTTTTGGTATATTGAGGACAACAAATTTAAAATCGAGCATATCGAATTTTTCCGCAATGGTGGTTCTTATTACGGGGCGACCATTGGAACGGACTTAACGCAATTGCAGAATATCCGCAACAGTAAGAACTGGAGTTTTGCAACAAACAAATGGTCGTTTGATAAGGTCGATTTGGCGGAACGATACCAATTTGAATGGATGGACGACGTTACAAAAGCGTTTGAGGGGGAACCAATACAAGTAATATCCAAGTATGTAACGCCGGGGAAAGTGGAAACAATCAATATTTCTAATTTTACGTCCGATGTGGATTATATGTTGTTGAATCCCGGCGATATTTCACAGGACGGATTCGCCTTGTTCGCGGCGGTAAATAATGGTTCCGGGTTAGAATTGCCGTTTATTGAGTGGCATTTGAACGGGTTAGATTACTTTTTGCAAAATGGGTTGTTGTCTATGTTGTGGATACAGCCAACATATTACCCGTATGATTTGCCCGCAAATAATGTATTGATTAACGGACAACAATTTTACGCCTATGGGATTGAGCGTAAAAAGAAACAAACGTTAAATTATCCAAGTATCGACGACCCCGACCCAATGAAACTAATAAAAACGGGCATTGGTAACGGTCAAGTCGAGAAAATAAGTGTAAATTTGTCGAGTAGAATGAATAAAATAACGTTGAAGTATGACACCGAATAATAATCTATCCGTATTACCATTTTACCCGGATGAAAAGTACCAAGATTTCCGCAAATCTTATGCGTATGGCGATATATACCCGTTATATACGCCCCCAAATAAGTTGTTGCCGTTTCAGATAGTGCGACCAACTCAAACCGGATTTAATCCAACGGCAATAATTCGGCGGGTTAATAAGGTTGGATTGGTTGGGGATATTGTTTTAGATATTACCCAAACACTATTGCAGGGCGGTTTGAGGGTTGACCGTTTCCCGGCTTTGGGTTATGACGTTATTAGCTATCCCGGTATATTCCCCTTTCCAACAAACATGGAACAGGGGCAATATTATTTGGGATTCCATGACGGTTATAACCGGAGTGTATCCGACGTTTTTACGGTTGCGTATGGCGTTGAAAGCTATTTAAAAATTGAATGGTGGGATACGGACAACATGACCTTTGAGGGCGGCGCAATTGATTACAAAGTACCGTTTAAAAACTTTGTGTATTTGTGCGCCCAATTGGGAAAACCGGAATACACTTTTGAGGAAGAGGGCGAAGATAGGGACGGCTTTTTTTTCCCGGAAAAACAGTTGAGCGAAAAGCGGTATAAATTCCAATTCCTTGCACCGGAATACCTTTGCGACGCTTTGCGGGTTGTTCGTATGGCGGATTACGTGAAAATTACGTCTAACGGATTGACGTATGATTGCGACACGTTTTTAATTACTGTAAAATGGCAAACGCAGGGGAATCTGGCGAGTGTGGAGGCGGAATTTGAATGCGACACAGTAATTAAAAAGATTGGGCGGGGCGTCGTGCCGACTAATTTAGGAGATTTCAACGACGATTTTAATAATGATTTTAATAATTAATAGTATGGCAAATTGGACTGAATTAATTGCGGCGATTAACGCCGTTATTAAAACAAACGGGAACCGGGCAATTACTGGGGCAATCCTGCAAAACGTGTTGGATACAATGGTTACGAATTTGGGGGCAAACCGACAATATGCCGGGGTTGCAACCCGTCGAACCAATCCGGGAACCCCGGACGGAAATGTTTATTACCTTGCAAATGGCGGCGGCACGTTTACAGGGTTCGGGGAATTGGTTGTTGACGCCCGACAATTAACCCTTTTGTACAACACGGCGTCCGGTTGGGGTAAACTTGCGTTGAATGTTCCGACGGCGGCAGAATCAGCCAAAACACGGGTATTGGGTGCAACGGGTTACAATTGGAATTTATACGACCCGGCGACCCGTTCGTTAAATACGATTATAAATGACGCAGGCAACCCGGTAGAATCAACTATATTTGATACGTCCGATTATATCCCGGTATCGCAGGGTTCATATACAGCCGCCCCCGGTGCGGGTATGTTGCGTTTATATGATGCCGGAAAGTCCTATTTAGCAACAATAGGTACGGCGGTTAGTGATATTGCCCCCTTTGACCAAATAGAGGAATTTATTATTGCCAATCCGGATGCGGCGTTTGCCCGATTGGTCGTATTTCAAGAAACCGCCGATATATGCGTATTTTCCCGGCGTGCGGTTCCAATGGATTACGGGATTAGCCAATACGCAAGTCCGGCAACCGAACACAATATTGCAAATACGGTTGGGTTGGCACGGGTAAAAATCCCGTTCCGGTTGAGAACCAACAGCCAAACGCCCGTTATTGATAAGAACGGTAATGTTTTTTTTCCCGTTGATAAAAGCCGGGATATTTCGGATTATATCAATGTAACCCAATTAACGGACATAACTATTACGGCAAAAAATGGAAAATTAATTGCGCCGTGTTTGTTCATGTATGGTGCGGACTTTTCATATTTGGGTATGATAGGAAATAATACGGGTGCGGTTGAACAATATACGGCGTCGTTGGTTGGTAGAAATGCCACGTATGTTATTGCCCTTTTCCGACGTCCCGAAAGTCTGCCAAATAATGTGGCGGGAACGTATGACGTTGAAATTACGGGAACAATTAAAGGGTCGACAATTGAAGTGTTCAAACCGAACCAACAATTAACCCCGTATGCAATGCCGTTTACGATTCGGAATAATGAACAACCACCGACCGCCGCCGGATATATACCCGACCCGGAAAGGGACGTAACGGATTATATCCCAACCGCCGGGGTCAAGTCTTTTAAAATGACCGCCGGGGGCGACAATGTTATTGGGGGTATTTCAGTATATAACGCAAAAGCAACAGACGGCACGTTGGTTGGCAATTATAATAATTATGTACCGGAGTTTATATATACCCCGCAACCCGGACAAAATTATTTCGTTGCCGTAACCCGACGCCCCGGTTTTCCGTCCAATGCGGCAAAATTTGCAATTGAAGCAACCCCCGTTGGAACCGCCGTTGCGATTATGGAAAACAAACAACCGCCCGTCAATGGCGTTTATTATTCCGACCCGGAACGAGATTGTACCGATTATATCCCGGTATTGGGTAAAACGTTGGTAACAATGAAAGGCAACGGAAAAAAGGTATCATGCGCGCTTTCTTTTTATGAAAGCAAACAGGGTTATCCCGTAACCGTTGGTAATTATGCCACATATAGCGACGAATTTACGGCGGAGGTTCCCGAAAATGCCCGATATGTTGTTGCCGTAACCCGTCGCCCCGGAATGCCAAACAATGCCGATTCAATCAGTATTGAAGTTGTAGGAACCCCAACATTAATGTATTTCGGAAACGAGGTTTACGACCCGGCACAGGATGCTAATTTAATTGCCCGTATTGCGGATAAAATCGACGTACAGAACGTAAATTTAGAGGGAAAGAAAGCCGCCGTTTTTGGTTCGTCGAATACAACCCAATATTACGGGATTTGGTTCCAAGACCTTTGCGATTATTTCAAAATGGATTATAAGATTTACGGGATTGGCGGCGCAACGTATCCGATTGTTCCCGGAAATAATGTTTGGAGTGGCGCAAGTGGTATAGCGGAGGAAGTTTTGGGACAACCAAACAGCATGGTAACGGAGGTTGAATATAAATTGAACAACGACCCAACGTTTATACCGGACGTATTTATGTTCAATTCCGGGTTCAATGAAGCATCATTAAAACCGCCCGTTGGAGATTTGGCAACCGTGTTTACAAAAACGTTGGACGAAATACGCAATAGTACCGATTCAAATTTCGGTATCAATACGTTAATTGGCGGTATGCGTTGGTGCTTAGAAACGTTAATGATAAATTACCCGGATGCGGTATTTATCGGCATGATACCGTTTCAAGCCTCAAACGTTCCGACCGCCTATTTTATTGAAACCCTTTTGCAACCAATGTTGGCAACGTTCGGACGGTTGGCAATCCCGGTTATCAATTGTTTGTATGACGGCGGGTTTTACTCACAGTTTGAGAACGCCGCCCCGTACAAATATACCGTCGATTCAATTCATGTTCGGTTAGGAACCAACATAAACGAGAAAGGGCGATTTGTTCAAAACGAGTTTTTGAAGCGCAATTTCTTAAATGTATATTACCCAAAGAATAACGCACAATGATTGGAGCCGTGATACAGGAACGCAATATTATTAACGGAGCGACCGCCGCAATGGTCGCCCCGTTATTGGATTTTTACCAAAAGTTGGTTCCGTTCCTACTTTTGGCAATCGTTTTAATTATCGTTGATAGTCGGTTTGGAATAGCCGCCGCCAAAAAGCGTGGCGAAACAATCCGAACGTCCCGGAAATGGAGGCGGGCGATAAATAAATTGGTCGATTATGTTTGTTGGGTAACGTTGGCGGGATTATTTGGAACCGCATACGGCGAAATATTGGGGATACCCATATTATCGGCGTTGTTCCTGTTAATCGTGTACGGCGTCGAAATTTCAAGTTGTTTTAATAATTACTTTGAGTATAAGGGAATTAAAAAACGCATTAATATTTTTAAATTGTTTAACCGCCCGGAGGTCGAAAATTGCATTGAAGATATACCGGACGAAAAAAAGGAGGACAAAGAAAATGAGTAAACCGATTATTATTTTGGATAACGGGCACGGCATGGAAACGCCCGGTAAACGTTCGCCCGTATGGAGCGACGGAAAGCAATTGTTTGAGTACGAATTTAACCGGGACATTGTGCGCCGCATTGAGGGCGCATTAAACGAACGGGGTATTGTGAACGTGGTATTGGTTCCCGAATGGAACGATATACCATTGGCAGACCGGGCAAAACGTGCCAACGACATTGCCAAAGGCAACAAAGGGGGCGCAATCCTTATTTCGGTACACGCCAACGCCGGGGGCGGTACGGGTTGGGAGGTTTACACGTCGCCCGGACAAACCAAATCCGACCCATTGGCAACGATACTATACGAGGAAGCGGAAAAAGAGTTTGCCCCGGACGGTTGGCGTATGCGTGCCGACCATTCAGACGGCGACCCGGATAAGGAAAGCAATTTTTATATCCTAACCAAAACAAGTTGCCCGGCAATGTTGTCGGAAAACTTTTTTATGGATACGGAAAAAGATTGCCGTTTCATTATGAGTGTTGAGGGTCGCAAGCGTATTGCGGACGTCCACGTTAGGGCAATCGAAAGGATGTTGCAGGGATGAAAAAAATATTAATCTATACGGCGGTAATTGGTATAATTGCCGCCGTACTTTGGGGACAACACGCCCGTATAAAGTCGTTGAAGTCTGAACGGGACAAATACAAGTCCAACACGGAAACGTTATTGCAGGACGTCGAACATTACCAAACAAAAGACAGTTTGAACGCCGTAACCGTCGGGGTTCTGCAATTGAAGTTGTCCGAGTTTGAAAAGTACCGGGCGGATGATGCGGCGTTAATAAAAACGTTGCAGACAAAGAACCGGAATTTGCAAGCGGTTACGACCGCCCAAACGGAAACGATAAACGAATTGCGGGGAACCGTCCGGGATAGTATCGTATATTTGCCCGGCGACACGGTTACGACTGTATTACGTTGTGTTGACATTGTGGACGAATGGTTTGAATTGCACGGATGCGCCAAATCGGACGGGTCGTTTACCGGGACGCATATAAACCGGGATAGTCTATTGATTGCGGCGACCGTCAAATATAAACGGTTTTTGGGGTTCCTTTGGAAAACCCGAAAGGTAAAAGATAGAAAGATTGACGCCGTAAGCAAAAACCCCGCAACAACTATATTGGGGGTTGAGTATATCGAAATAGAACAATAAGGGGCAATTTTGCCGCCATTTTACACGGGGATACATTGGATTGTATCCCCTTTTTCGTTTTTGGTGGTTTTTAGCCTCAAATTTGAACGATAATTGCCGAGTGAATAAAATACCCGTCCGAGCAATTAAAGTTCGTCAGAATTGAAATTTGATAAAAATAACTCCATGAAAAACCAAAAGAAACTTTTTTGCACAAAAAAGCGAAAATAAAAGATAATTCTTTTGGTTATTAAAATAATGGTTGTATATTTGCAGTACGATAATACAACGACGGGGCGTTTTCCCCGGATATTTAGAGAGCGTAAACAATGGATAATCAAAGCATTTATAACGGATTGGGATACACGGTTAGCGAAATCAACCGTAATTTCAAAATCAAAGTTAGCGGAATAGTTGACGGGAAAAAGGTCAATATTTTGGTTGGCGTGTCCGGTTTGATTAAAGCCATTGGCGATATTGAATTGACAAACCGTTTATTAAACCGTGCTTTCAATTGCCGGGGCGATAAGGAGATTTGCAAATTACGCCGAGGCGTTAAAATTACGTTCTATTATTACTAATCGACGACCGGGCGTTTTCCCGGAACCAAATAATATTTCAGATATGAAAACAGACAAAAACGGCGTAAGCCAATGCCCCAAAGGAACCGAACATTACGAAACATTTACGGCAATGGGTCGGAGTATGCGTGGTACGGTATTTTTCCAATATGATTACAGAGCCGAGGACGGCACGTTGTTTACTTGCGTAAAGCCATCGTTAGAGTTATGCAGAGAGGCACGGGACAAATATTTTGCAGATAAGAAGTAATAACCCGCCGGGGGTTCGCCCCCCCGGCACAACTATAAAAGCGATGTTAAGTAAAACGGAGATAATGGAAAAGGCGGCGTTGAAAATTGATTTATCAACATTCCCCGCCGAGGCATTGGAAAAAATGAACGAAATGTTTAACGGCGATTATGCCGGGGCAATGGCGGAAACGAACGCCGCAATTGAACGGGGCGTTGACCTGTATTTGTCGGCGGTTGGTCGTTCGGTTGAGGTTTGGAACAAAGGTAAAAGCCACACCACGAAAGTTGCCCGGATTGATTACGATACAAAGGACGATTATTTTGTATTGGAGTTTGACGACCGGGGTACATTCCGGTTCCGTAACGGCGGTTTTTCGTCGTTGGGACATAGCGGGGAATTTTACGGGATATTCGACCCCGCCGTTGGAAAGTGTGGAATCAAATTTTTGTAGAACCAAGCCGGGGGCGCAATCCCCCGGCATAAACATTTAGAGCGATGAAAAAGGCAGATTTGGAACAATTGAGAGAGGCGGCGAAATATTGGGAATATATCGACCAACATAATGAACATACGGAGGCGTGTTTGATTTGCGGACGCCCTACAAAGCCCGCAACGCAAAAAATGGTACAAATGGCAATCGACGGGTTTATTACGGATTGCGACGTTGATTTGGGCGACAATTCGCAGGGTTGTTTTCCGGTTGGTAAAACGTGTTATAATAACTATCTAAAAGCGGCGAAAGATGAATAAAATAAAACGGTATCGTATCAACCGGGAAAAATACGATATAATCCAAAACGCAAACGGCGGGTTGTTCCTGTTATATACCCGCCATAACCCCGGCGACGTTTTGAACCTGTTATTGGACGGCAACGATATTGGTTTGACGTGTCGGATTGAAAAATTGTTTGACCGATTTTATAGGTATTGCCGAATAATTACGGAGGGCGAAAAATGAAAACGATTTATA